AGTTGATTATGATACTGTCTATATGACTGAAAGAGGTAACAAAAGTGGAGAATATCTAACTACTGTTATCAATTGTATCTGTAATGATATACTATCATACTATGCCTGGATTAAAACCACAGGTAATGATGATTTGAGTGAGTTTCGCAATAACGTCTCCGGAGTGAGTTTTGGAGATGACAAAATCGAATCTGTATCAGATGAATACGCTGAAAAGTACAACTATTTCACAGCGAAAGACGTAATGAGTTCAATAGGACATATTATCACACCCGGAGCTAAAGATGGAGTGGAACGCAAGTTCTGCCCTGTCGATCAAGCACAATTTCTTAAAAGAGGAATTGTCGAGTGGGAAAATCTTATTGTAGCACCATTACTTCAACGATCTATCGAGTCACCATTTGTTTGGACTCAGATCGAAACATCAGAACATGAGATCTGGTATAATCTTGTTGAACAAACTATGTTCGAAGCTCTGCTTCATGGACAGGATTATTATGATCAATTCCGCGAAAAACTAGGAAAATGTAATGATGCCGATTTGAGAGGCTCTCTAGCTTCTTTGCTAAGCGTCGATTATAAAGTCGCCAAGCGTAAGTATCTAGCAAGGTACTATGAAAATAAGACCCATTTATGTACTTTGGAGAAGTAATCGTATTAGCTATCGTTTTAGTCTGTTTATACGGATTCTATGATACACTGGTAGAGGCGTTAAGGCGCCACCAGAATGAGATCAGATTTAATATCGAAGATGACAACCGTGATAGGTGATCTGATCTTTGATTCTAAGAAAACTCTTTTCGAGATCTTAGATTCTTTAGACGTACCTCAAGTTTCAGCTCTTTTAGATGAAACTAACATACGTCTCGACGAAGTCAACGACCAACTTAGGCAACTAGGTGCAATTGTTGATTCTAATCAAGCAAATAACAACGCGTCGTTTATTGCAGTAAATACGCAATTAGACGCTTTGAATGCTGAAGTGGTCGCACTAAATCTAGCGATCGCTCCAATCTCTGCTCAAGTAGTAAGTCTTGAACAAGAAGTAGCAACTCTTTCAGCTGCTGTATTACCATTAGAAACTTTAGTTTCAGATTTGGAAAACCAAGTTAACGCTTTGGGTGACCAAGTTACGAGTCTAACATTTCTCGTAAATTCATATAATGGTAGGATAACAGCTTTAGAAACAAGTGTTACAAGCTTATCACAGACTGTCGCTTCTTTAACGCAGACAGTTAATAGTTTAACCAGTAGGGTTACTACTATCGAGCTGACTGCGGATCAAAATCAAAAACTCCGTTTAGGAAATGAATATATTTTCACCTATCGAATTGGAGGGGTGCCTGGAACTACGTATTTCTATAGAATTAACTATTCTGGAAGTACGTCTACAGGTATCAACGCCGCGATAGGATATTCAGCTAATGTGCTAAGTTCAGAATCTGGTACATCTACTCAGCGCACAGTATATCTAGCTGCGCCGTTTGATTTGTTTTCAGTAAACAATAGGTATAATTATCCAATGATACAAGGCCCGTGCCGATTATCATTCACGGTTAATAATACTAATCCCATAGAGGGATACATAACAGCCCTATAAATATGAATTCAACTCAAGAAATCAAGATTTATGATATGCCTCGCTGCTTACGTAGCGGGTTTACCACATTACCGAAACTCGGTAGAGATCCTTCACTGGAAAATGGAAATATTATTTCCG